ATTCGATAATCTTCCAGAATCGTTTCAATCATCGTCTAAGGGCGATAAGATGCAAGATTATATTGACAATATGCAACTCATTATGGATGATTTAGCGTCATGTCAAACTGAGGTTGATGACTTAATTGCAGAATAATATGGCAGTAACAATAAAAGAGAATTGGAAAGACGCTGAACACTTGGAGTTATTGCAAAATGCGGTGGAATTTCTGTCTGACATAGGTTTTTTGACAGAGGATTTCGCTACGCAGTGTTTGGAAGAAATTTCTAAAGAACACCAATTTATTGCATAACTTAAATAATATTAGTATCTTTGTACAAAAATATAAAAATATGACAAGACAAGAGTTTAGTGCACAGCTTGCGGCTATTCGCAAGACCACTGATATTAAGATTAAAGAACTTTGTTATACATTGAATGTCCTTCAAAATGCAATTTATAGATTGGAGGGTGGACAGTTCAACTATGACACAAACAGAATGCTGGCTTATTGTCAGTGTGTCGGCATCGAGTTGAAGATACATTATGCAGGCACCGATGTGGTTATTGATAACTACGACACTTTGTTGAGTACCATAATCGATGTTCGGAAGAGTGCTGGTCATACACAGCATAGTATAGCATCAGCAATTGGTGCTTCTCAACCAGCTATAGCTTACACTGAGACACAAAAGAATGCTTTAACAATTGATGTTATGCTAAAAATTTGCGACACCTGTGGTGCTGTGATAACGATAAAAAGAAAGGAGGTGAAGCATGTGGTTTAGAGAACCAACAAAATTAAAAATAGTTCGGTTTTTGATCTGTGCTGCGATATATCTTGCTTTGATATTTTCGCTCGCATATGCCATAACAATATTTTATATTCCAGACTTACTCAGTACGGCAATTTGTTGGATATTGACACTGACATTTTGGGTTGTGGCAATGTATTATACAGTTTTTTACAAAGAACGAAAAGAAACGCAATTAGAACTTCTTCGGCTGATGTTCATACGTGCTCCAATTTTGATAATGATTATTACTCTGCCTGCATTCATCGCTTTTGCTGCTATTGGGTTATGCACTATAATAAATGATTCCTGGATACGGCTTATCGTGTTTGGTATCGGCTGTGCTATTCTATATTCTTGGTGGACAGGTCTTACTAATTTATCAAATAAATAGTTAATGATTCAACTGACAGATACTGAATTGTTCAAACTATCAACAGCCCTGGAGGTGCCGTATGAAACCCTTCAGAAACTGTACTCTATGCAAATGTTACATGAACCTACAGTATTTAATGTGCTAATCAAAGATGATTACAAGCGCATTAAGAACATGGCGAAATATAAACCTGGTCAGATTATGCTGGCTATCGCAAACAAATACGATGTCACTATCGAACGGGTTCGCAATGCGATTTATTCCAAACATCGCCGTTGGTATTATTGTACTGAATGTAACAAACGCATATCTCATAGAGAATATATGAGAGGCGATAGCAGGTGTGAGTCCTGCGTTGCTAAATCAATAGAAGTGTAACCAAAATTTATTATGAACACAAGACAAATTGATGCGTACTGCTACTACAAACAGCAGTACCCAAACGCCTTAATACTTTTCCATATAGATGGACAGTATATGGCGATCTTCAACGATGGACACACGGAAGAATTTCCAGATGATGATATATGTAAATTATCAGACCTTGGAGATACTTACGAATTGCGTATCATCGAGTATAGAAACGACGCTGGGAAATTTGATTTTCCAGACATTAAACAAATTGAGACTGATAAAGAACGAGATTATTGATTTTAACACTTAACCAAAGTTATGCAAACGGTTAAGTGCTTAGGTGTTTATAGACCCTGCGCTTGACCGTTTTGTCATATTGGCACTTTCAAGTGCAATTTGAAAATTATATTTTAAAGTAGTAATTTGTAGAGTTATACCAGAAACTTAAACGACTCTAATAAACATTGTATAAAATTCAAACAAATCCATGAAATTAAATTCATATGCCCATGAGGGCGAACACAAGACAGCCCGTATATATACTAAGTTGAAGTTCTGTAAATCTGAACGCACAGACGCAATGATTAGTTTTGTATCTCAGAATCCTAAGAGTGGGAGAGTAAATGGGGTACGTCAGGATTCACCACACCCTAAGAAAATTTGTGTGGTTGACAAAGCATTAGCCAATGACATTCTTATTAATGTACTTTATGATTGTACGCTCGTTCCAATGGCAGACTGTAATGGATATGTAGTAATTGCAGCTGAACCTGTACAGTTTAAAGCTACAATACACACCCAATACATTAAGAACAATATCTACTTGGTGGAAATCAAATTCGGAAACAAAACACTACGCTTCGACCCTTTTAATGGACGTAAGCCTTCAGTGTGCGACATAAAGGAGTTCCGAAAGGTGTTGGAGAAGCGTGTAGACGTAAAAGACATCGTGCAAGTAATTGATGATTTCGACCATGCTGCCGCTAACATCTTGAACCTGATGACTCATGACAGATACAACAAAGGCAAAAGAATTAAATGAGTAATGTAAGACCTACAAGAGGGATCGCTACCGATGCTGCTCATTCCACAAAGAATTTGATGACTGAGTATCAAGGAATCGATCTCTCTACTGGAAAACAAATCTTTTACAAGAACCTTGGCAACCAGACAGTAAACATCGGTGAGTTCTTGGGCGTGGTAGAAGCAATAAAGTATATTCTTGAAAACAACTTCCAGCCTCGTATAATTTATACAGACTCAAAAACTGCAATTGCATGGTTCAATGCAAAATCAACAGCTTCAAACAAAAAAAACAAAGACCTGAATAAAGCTGAACTTTTCCTTCGCATTCTGGCGGCTGACATTGACACTATTGATGTCAGACACTGGGATAACAAACGGTGGGGTGAAACTCCAGCTGATTTCGGTAACAAGTGATTATAAACATAATGTTAAGAAATACATGCTTGGTGATTATATCAAGCATGTATTTAAAATTCAAAAACAACAATTTAACAAATTCTATTATGGCAACAATTAAAAATTTTTCAGATTTCGTTTACGGAAATTATCCACTTTACAGAATTGAAGAGTTTCGTAATGGTACAGCAGCTCTCTTAGGTTTTAATAACTTTGCAGAGATTGAAGAACTTGCAAACAAGTTTAAAGATGATGAGAGCTTCATTGAAATCGCAGAGTTTGAAACTAAACCTGGGAGAGATATTAGATACGTTGGCCATGAAGTTGCACCATTTGACCTTTATGCAAAAGCAGTAGAAGGAGAGTTTTGCAATGGAAGACATATTGAAGAAGTAGATGACGACAAGTTCTCAGTTACTTGTGACGGATGCGACGAACCTTTCGCTATCTATGATAAAAAGAGCGTTGACTATGAGTTTGATGGAACACGCAAGCAAATAGGAATTTTGTTCAAGATAGAAGACTAAAAACAAGGGGTAAACTTTACCTCCTACAAATAAAATATTAACCATATAAAGCATACAACTATGACAACTCAAGAATTAATAAACATCGCAAAAGAAAAAGGTTTAAAGGTCGCAAATGTTAAAGATTTAGGTATTGTAGTTTACGATTTTTTCGACTTCAATAAAGTAGTTAAATTTGCAAAAGAATACAAGTTAGAAGACAATATCCATGTTATACGAAAAGAAGATGACAACTTGGAAGAAGTCGAATGTGTAGTTTACAGTGATGATTATGTAGGATTAGACTATGGTTTTAATTTGCTCGAGCAATACAAAAACGACAAAAATGAAGTAATCCAATTCTTCAAAGGCGATGCAGAAGACTTCCAAGAATACGAGATTGACGAAATCGTAGAATGGATGAAAGAGGAAGAAAAGAGCGAAAAAGAAATCGAAACACTCTTAGCTGAAAGAAACGAAGTAAAAGCAAAAATCGAAAATCTTTCAGATGGTGAATTTATTTCAAAATCTTGCAATGGTGATTTTACAGA